CAGTACGGATTAAACCGAGTGTAGAAAGTTTTGCAATTGTGTTGCCGTTTGTGTTTTAAACCAGTTTTACAGGGTTAGTTTAGCCCCGACGTGCGTTTTATAATAAATTCATTCCTGTCAAATCCAGAAACACCCCCATAAATCAAAGAACTATGTTGTAAAGATATAAATATATTCTTCTTTAACCAAGTATTTATTTAAAAAAAGTTTAATGAGTCAACTTTATCAGGCATTAAAAGATTTTACGGAAGATTTAGTTACTGCAAATTTTGTTAGGTACGAAGACGATGAGGATATTTTACGTATTACGAGAATAAATGAAAAAAATCTTGGTAAGTCTTTGGTTTATTTAACGTTTGATAGTGATGATTATGTTGACCTTTTCACTAGAAATAATGATGAAACTAATAACGGTTATTTAATTAGAGTTGCTTTCCAAGGGGGGTATTATGGAGGTAATGTTTTTGTTGATGATTATTCCATGGATTATGATTGGGATGAGGGTTATTTACTACATTATTTCAATGATGAGAATTTAGATAGGGTCAAACAAATAGTAAAAATATTAAGACCTAGTCTTTCCGTTGAGGATTTAAGAAATCATAACGATAAAGTTATTGAAATTTGTAAGTGGTTAAAAAATGAATTTTCAAATGAGATAGATAGTATTATTTACGATTATTCAAGTGAATATGATGAAGCCTTGGTTAAAGGATTAAGACAATATGTTACATCTAAATTATGTAACGCTTTACTTCCTTTAAATATCTTTGAGAAAAAATGTACTAATCTCTACATGACAACTGTAGCAATTCTTTTAAATACTTGGGATAAGTCTGGTGAAGACAAAGACGCTAAACTTTCAGATATGTTAAAAACAAGTATTGACCAATTGGGAATACAGTTTGATGAAGATTTATATGAAGATTATTATGCTTATTTTGATAGTCAAAATTATGATGATGAAGGTTTTAACAGAAGTGTAACTTGGAATCTTGATAAAATCATGGAAAAAATTGAAGATAGTGATAATATTGATTCTTATCGTAAAAACTCTGAAATACTTGAAAAATTATCAAAGTTAAAGTATGGTGAATTTAATAAATGGTATGAATTTCCTCCACAAAAAACATTTGGTGAAAAGACACCTGACAAATTCATAATTCAAGATGTTGATGACGGAAAAATACTTATTACATATAGTAATCATAGTAAAGATAAATTTAACCAAACCGTTAAAATTGATTATGATACTTTCTTAAATTTTTTATATCATCCTGAATTGTTTTAATAGAAAAATAGCTTATCTTTATGAGCTATGATAGAAAATGTTGATTTCTTAAAAAAGGTATTGTCAATACCTACAAAATCATTTAAAGAAGATTTAATGATTGAATTTTTGGTTGAATATTTAACCGAAAAAAAACACAATTTTAAAGTTGATGACTTTGGAAATGTTTATGTCACAAAAGGTGAAATAAATGAGGGTGAATTTTATCCTTGTATTGTTGCACATACCGATACGGTACATAAAATTGACACAATCAACATCCATGAAGAACAACTTAAAGATTCAAAAGGTAATTTAAGTTTATCACTTAAAGCGTATAACGACTTGGGTGGCCCTACAGGTATTGGTGGTGATGATAAGTGTGGGGTGTTTGCCTGTCTTCAGTTATTAGAAGTCTTTGATGTAATTAAAGTTGCTTTGTTTGTAACAGAAGAAGTTGGTTGTTTGGGTTCAAAAGAAGCAGACCCTGAATTTTTTAGTAATGTAGGTTATGCTATTCAGTTTGACGCCCCTCACGATTACATGGTAACAGAATATTGTTACGGTGTTAAAGTTTTTGAAACGGATTCTGAATTTGAGTCAAAAGCTAAAAAAGTTCTTTCTGAAGGTATGTTGTCTGAACCTCAATATATGCAACATCCTTACACTGATGTTTGGCAACTACGTAAAAAGTTTGATTTCTCTTGTATCAACTTCTCAATTGGTTATCACAACTATCACACACCAAATGAATATGTTGTTGTCCATGAAGTTTTTGCTGGTATGAATACAGGTAAAAAACTGATTGAAGAACTTGGTAATCAGAAATACGAATTTATCCATAGGTCACAATTATATAATTTCTAAAAATAAAAAAGGGGGTTTATTCCCCCTTTTTCTTTCTTGGTCTTTTCACTTTCGGTGTTTCATCAGGTTGTACTTCAATTTCTGATATTGACACTTCCTCCTCATTGATTTCAATATTGTAGGACTTATCCATTACAATTTTTTCACGTAATACTTCATCTGAAATATAGTCTTCAATCTTTTCTTGGATTGCTCTCTTCAAAGGACGTGCTCCGTAAACATCATCAAATCCAACTTTTGAAACAAAGTCAATTACTGACTGACCGAAGTTAATGTTGTATCCCAATTTTGATAAACGAGACTTTAATTTGTTGACCTCAACCAAAACAATTTTTTGAATATCGTCATTTTGAAGTGTGTTGAATACAATTACCTCATCCAAACGATTGATAAACTCAGGTGCGAAGTGGTTCTTCAATTCTTTGTTTAACATTGTTTTCTTAAGTTCTTCGTTGGTATAAACATTACCTGTCTTACTAAATCCAACCCCCGCTCCAAACTCTTGCATCTTTTTTACCCCAAGATTTGAAGTCATAATGATTAAACAGTTCTTGAAATTGATTTTTCTTCCAAAACTATCTGTCATATACCCTTCATCCAATAGTTGAAGTAATGCTGAGAATATGTCTTTGTGTGCTTTCTCAACCTCGTCAAATAATACCACAGAGTATGGTTTGGTCTTTACCTGTTCTGTAAGTTGTCCACCTTCATCATATCCTACATAACCTGGAGGTGAACCAATCAAACGAGATACGGTATGTTTATCTTGATATTCAGACATATCAACTCGGATAAGATTTTCATCACTCCCAAAGATTTGTTTTGCCAATTCTTTTGCCAATAAAGTCTTACCAACACCTGTTGAACCTAAAAATATAAATGAACCAATTGGTTTATTTGGGTCTTTAATACCTAATCTATTTCTACGAATAGATTTTGCAATCTTTGTAACCGCTTCTTTTTGTCCAATTACTGATTTATTTAATTCTTCTTCTAAATTAATAAGAGCAATCTTATCGTCTAAATTAAGTTTTGTTAGAGGTATTTTTGTCATTGTTGACACCACCTCGTAAACCAATTCTTCTGAAATTGTTTTTCTATTATCCAAAAGAGTTTGTTCAAACTTCTTCTTTTCAATATCAAGTTGTGATAAAACTTTCTTTTCTTTATCTCTTAAGTTCGCAGCTTCTTCGTAATTCTGTTTTTTAACAACAAGTAATTTTTGTTGTTTAATCTCTAATGCCTGACGTTTTAATTCGTCAATTATTTCAGGATTTTTTACATCTACTTGAGCTCTTGCTCCGACTTCATCCAAAATATCAAATGCCTTATCGGGAAACTCTCTGTCGGTGATATATCGCTCGGCTAAATCAACACAGATTTGTAGAATATTATCGGTATAATTTACTTTGTGATAATTTTCGTATTTGTCTTTAACATTCTTAAGGATTTGTAATGTTTCTTCTTTTGTTGAAGAACTAACCACCACTTTTTGGAAACGTCTATCTAACGCTCCGTCCTTCTCAATTTGTTTTTTATACTCATCCAATGTCGTTGCTCCAATACATTGTATTTCACCTCTTGATAATGCAGGTTTTAAAATGTTAGAAGCGTCCATTGAACCTGAGGCGTTACCTGCACCTACAATCGTATGGATTTCATCGATGAATAAAATAACATTTGGGTTTGCTTGAATTTCTTCCAGGATAACCTTTAATCGTTCTTCAAATTGACCACGATACTTTGTTCCTGCAACAACCGAATTCATCTCTAATGATAAAATACGTTTATCAACCAAGTTTCTTGGACAATCACCTTCAAAAATCTTCATTGCCAATCCCTCAACAATTGCCGTCTTACCACAACCAGGTTCACCGATGATAATTGGGTTGTTTTTCTTTCTTCTTGAAAGAATTTGGGCGATACGTAATATTTCGTCTTCCCTACCGACAACGGGGTCTAACTTACCTTCTTCGGCAAGTTTAATAAGGTCACGACTAAAATTGTCTAACACAGGTGTATTTGAATTTACCTCTGTTTTTTTTGGTAGTTTCCCACCCTCTTCAACTGAATCTGTCATAAAATAGTTTTTATTAAAATTAAATGAATTTGTTCTTAAATTCAACTACAAATGTAATTCAAAATTATTTATCATTAAAAAAAAAGTTATGGCAATTACAAAAGAAACAATCAAAGGAACTAACATTATCTGTGAAATTGAATCGTCTAATATCAGTAAAACTGATTTTAACACCGAAAGTAAAAAACTAATTGTTGATTTTAAAACAGGTGTTCAATATGAATATGAAGGTGTACCACATGATGTGTATACAAAATTTAGAATGGCGGAATCACAAGGAAGTTTTTTTAATAAAAATATTGCAAAAGTTTATAAGTATAAAAGATTGTAATTAGTTGATATTTATTATTTGTGAAAGATAATAATATAATCAAAAGTTTTTTCTCTAAAGATAACCTCAACTCAAAAATTTGGGATGAGAATATGCAATTGAGAACGGAAGTGAGAGAAAAATTACTTCAAACTGCTAATGAATTTATTGATTTTATTGGGGTCCCTTTATTAATTGAGGATGTTATTTTCACAGGTTCTTTAGCCAATTATAATTGGTCGGAGTATTCAGATATTGATTTACATGTTGTTTGTGATTTTATTCAATTTTCAGATACTGAACTATCTCTTTACGAAGAGTTATTTAAAGTTAAAAAAACTATTTTTAATACAAATCATGATATTAAAATTTTTGGGTATGAAGTAGAACTTTATGTTCAAAACGCTACTGAAGCACATTTTAGTTCAGGGGTTTATTCAGTCCTATATGATGAATGGGATGTAAAACCTGAAAAAGAAGATTCAAATATTGATACTAAAATTCTTAAATCAAAAATTAATCACTGGAAAAGTCAAATTGACACTGTTGTGGATAACGCAACTGAAAAAGATATTGATGAGGCAAGAGAATATATTAAAAAGTTTAAAGAAAAACTTAAAAAATATAGGAGTTCAGGTCTTAAAAAAGAAGGTGAATATTCTTATGAGAATTTGGTGTTTAAATACTTAAGAAGAAGTGATTATTTAGAAAAATTATTTAATTTGGAAAATAATCTTTTAGACAAAGAACTTTCTCTAATGGAACAAAAGATAGATTTTTTACTTAATCTAAAAAAATCTTAATTTTCTGTATATTTATAAAGAAAAAATAATATGGCAGTACTTTCGTCGGGAACTTATACTTATAAGTTAATTAATTATACAGGTGTGACTAATTGTGAAGCATGTACTTCATCAATACAACCACACCCAATATATAGTAGTATGTCAAATTCTGCAGATACTATTGTTCAATTAACTGCAATAACCCTTGGTGGATTTAATGGATTAAATAATTAAAAAAAATGAGTAAACTAAAACCAATCGGTAGTGAAAAACTACAAGGAATTGAAAAATTACAAAGAATTATGGAGATTGCTAGATATAAAGAAACAATTCCAAATTCTATAAATGAAACATCATCAATTGATTACAGAATCACATTGGCTGATGGTAACAGATATTCAATTGTTAAAGAAAAATTAGGATATATTATTAAAAAAGATATAAATGAATCGACTTCAGAATATATCGACCCTATTAAAAATAGAAAACATTTTTCTTCATATTCAGCAGCAATGAGAAAATTAAATTTAATGGCTGGTGAAATTAATAGAGTTAATGGTATTAGTGAAGGTATATCTTTATTTACTGAAGATAAAAAATATATGTTGAAGACCCCTCAACCAAAGGTTGAAGCTCCAACTGAAGCACCTTCAGATTTACCTCCACCAGCACCAGCACCTGCACCATCACCAGCACCTGCACCATCACCTGAATCGTCACCTACTCCTCCATCAGATGATGATTTGGCAATATCTCCAGATGGTTCGTTACCTTCAGATGATATGGGTGGAATGGATGATATGGGTGGAATGGATGATATGCCTGAGGACGATGAAGAACCATTAGAAGGTGGTGAGGGAGAACCTGTTACATTTAAATCTATCCAAAAGTTAACTGGAAAGTTAGCTCAAAAGATTAGAGATTATTCAGGTAATGAAGAAGAATTATCAAGTAAAGATGTTAAGTATATTATTAATTCAATATTGTCGGCATTAGACTTAAATTTATTAGACGAAGACGATAAAGAAGAAATCTTAACAAGATTTGAAGGTGAGGAAGAGTCCGACTATGAAATGGATGATATGGGTTCAGAAGATGAAGAAAGTGATGAATTTGATGTTGATTCAGAAGAGGAAACTTCAACAGAGAAAGAACCAAAACTTGAAGAGATGGGAGAAGCGGATTATTTAGACGGAATGTTTTCTAAAGTTTTCGGAGAGTCTCAAGTAGATAAAATTTTGAAAAAATATGTTGTAGTTAATGAAAACGAAAAAAAGTTCATTAAAGAAAAAAAACAAGAACAAAAAGTTATTTCAGAATCAAGAAAAGTAAGATACTCAAAAGAAATTGAAAGGTTATCATTAACTGAGGCTCAATCTGAAATATCAAAAAAGATTGTTAGCAATTTCCCATTTATTACTTTTGTAGGTAAAACTAATAAAGGTAATTTAGTGTTTGAAAATAAAAACAAACAACTTAAGGTATCTCCACAAGGTAATATCCTATGAGTTATTTAGTTTTTATTAACGGACTAGGGGCGAATTATAGAGGAAATAAAACTTACGAGTTTATTTTCTCAGAAACGACTGAAGTATTTGGTGATGATTGGGATACAAATCCTGCGAATGGGAACCCAACACCACCTGATACCAAAGAAATTAAAAAAGTAGGAGTATTGAATAGAGACGGAATAGATATGGAGCTCATTCAAAACTCCGATTTTTTTTGTATGAAAGATGCTATTGATAATGTCGTAGCATTAGGATGGGAAAAAGATAGTGATATAGATAATAGATTAGTGTTTCACTTTGGAATGAGTGAACAACAGGTTAAAGATAAACTATACGAAAAGGACATAATCCTTGAGTATTATAAAGAATTTGAAGAAAATGGTAACAGAAAAACAAATCCAAGAAATCATTAAGATGGGTGTTAGTAAAAACACTTTATCAAAAATGACATTGAAAGAAATTAAAAACTTACACGAGAGTATGATAAATGCTCAAGGTTTTGTCGGAATGGATAAACCTATTGGTAGAATGACTTCAGTTAAAAAATCTGAATCTAAGGAACAAGCAATTCCGGTAAACCCGAATCAAAAAACTTATCAAATTGGTGATAAAGGGGCAACAGTTAATGGGGTAACTATTACTCAAGACCCAACAACTAAAAAAATCATGGCAACAACCAAAGAAGGGGAAATGATTGAGGGTAAAAAAACAACAAAGAAAAAAGTTGAAAAAAATCCTTTTGCAATTTGTACATCATCATTAGGATTGGAAGGTAAAAAGAAAGATGATTACACTAAAGGTGAAGATAAAAAATTTGAAAGATGTGTTCTTGGTGTCAAAAAGTCATTAAAAGAAGGTAAAAATCCATATGAAGTAATTTTGGAACAAAAAATGAGAGAGATTGTTGAAGCAAATATAAGACCAGCAATTACTAAAAAAGATTTAATGAATTTAATGAGAAAAAAAGTAACTAAAGAAAATTCAGAAATGATAGAATCTTCAGGAACTAAAGAGAAAGAAAAAACAAAAGAGAAGGAAAAGACAACTACTCCTACAAGAAAAAATCCTTTCAAACCATCTCCAGATACTGAACCAAGACCAAAAGGTTCAGGAACTAAAGAAAAGGAAAGAACTAAAGAAAAGGAAAAAACAACTACTCCTACGAGAAAAAATCCTTTCAAACCAGCGCCTGATGCTGAACCAAGACCAAAGGGTGAATTACCATCATATTTGAATTTTGGCAAAATGAATATTAAATTAAAAGGTGAGTAAGATGAAAAAAGAACAATTAGTAAAAAGATTGGTTAACCGAATTAATGAGGCACCTATCGGATATGAAGGACCTGAAAAAATGGCTCCTGATATTCAATCTAAATTTGAAAAAGGTGAAACACCTCATTCAGGTAGTAAGGCATTTCCTGAAATCACACCTGAAGGTCCGGATAAACCATCTAACTTTGAACAACTTATTGCATCCCAAAGATTTAAAGATGTTATCGGTAGATTAAAAAGATATACAGGTCTTGAGGATGTAACATCACAGAATTCAATGATGAGACTTCAGATGATGGTAATGAACGCTATGCAAGAAATTGCACAGATTGAATCTGAAAACAAAGAATACTTGGAGGAACTTGCTATTGAACTTGTTCAAAAAGAATTTGGTATTCCTGAAGGAGCATTACAATATGATGTAAAATTGGTTAAACCAAATGATATTGACTCAAGTAAGTTATCGGCTAAAGGTGAAGAACCAAGTGATGAAGAAATTGAAGATATGTTTGGTTCTGAAGAAGAACAAGAACAACTTGAAGATTTTATAGATTCATTTGAAAAATTTGATTTGGAAAAGGCAAAAAGAAGGTTTATCAATTCACTTATTCAGGGTGCTGCTAAACAATCTTCTTATATGTTTGAATTATTAAACAGAGAGTTAAATGCTATTAACCCAAGATTACTGAATATGTATGGTGTCTTTATGTCATTTGCAGATTCTCTTTATTGGTTAATGCCTGACTCAATGGTTCAAGGTATGGCAGGTGGTGGAGAGTCAACATATGGTATGTCTGAGTTAGATGCTAAGACTGACCCACCAACAGTAAAGGCTCGTGGTGTTAACTTACCAATCCTTATTCATGAACTTGCTAAAGGTGTTATGGAAATTGCAGGAACATACGGATTACCAAAAGATAAAACAAGACAAGAAGCTGTAATCAATTCACAAGACACTGTTGTTGGTGAAATATGGGATATGAGACTAGGTCCTGTTATTTGGCAAAAGTTCCGTGAAGCTTATCCTGATGAATTATTTGATGATGATAAGAGAAACTTACAACAATATTTCCTTGTTAAGTTTGCAGAACTTACCCCAAATGAATTCTTTGCAATGGCTCGTGAAATTTTATCAAGTTCACCAAAAGGAAAGAAAATGGTAAAAGATATGGTTGATGAAATCATTGCCGAACTTAAAGAAGAAGAATATGAAGATACTATGAAAAAATATGAGGATGATGACGACGATGATGATGAGGATTTTGATGACTTTTTAAAAGGATTAGGTATTAACTAAAAACTTTAAAACCCTTCAGAGATGAAGGGTTTTCTATTTTATGATAAATTTTATATTTATAGTATATGAGTTTATCTAAAGAAGCCGTTTTAATGGAGTATGCCAAGTGTATGAAATCAACACCATACGCCCTTAAAACTTATTTACAGACGTATGACAACACTGTTTCAAAGTATGTCCCATTAGAGTTATTTCCTGACCAAATTAGTCTGGTTGAGGATTACGAGAATTATAATGAAAATATTGCACTAAAGTATAGACAAGCCGGAGTATCTACGGTAACAGCTGCTTGGTCATCAAAAAAACTTGTTTTTGCTAAAAAGAATAGTCCTGAAAAAGTTTTAATTATTGCAAATAAGTTAGATACTGCGGTTGAGGTTGCAAATAAGATTAGAGGATTTACTGACCAATGGCCTAGTTGGGTTGGTGTTGGATTTTCATCTGAAAAAAACTCACAAAGACATTTTAAATTAACTAACGGATGTGAAGTTAAGGCGGTTGCAACATCTAAGGATGCTCTTCGTGGTTATACACCGACAATATTAATATTTGACGAGGCTGCATATATTGAAGCAGATAGTGATTTTTGGGCGGCTTGTATGGCATCTTTATCCACAGGTGGTAAGGTGATAGTTGTATCAACACCAAACGGATATGATGCAATTTATTATGAAATATACGACCAAGCGTTAAAGGG